ACATTCGCCATCTAAGGTATTTGCACAAATTGGCAACAATATGGCTAAAGGATTGTGGGAAGGATGGAATACTGAGTACATAGGCATAAATAAGGCAATAGAAAATGGTTTTGATTTTGAAAGAGCGAGTATTCTGGGGACATCTAACCCCAATGCTGTAGGTAAGGGGACTGGAATGATTAGCAGCCAATTTTCCACAATCGGAGACATTGTGCTTAATATAACGAGCGAGATTGATGGCGCAGTTTTGTCGCATAAAATGTACAGATACAACATCCGAGAGGGGAAAAACAGGGGGAGTTCCCTGGTGAATGTATGAGTAAGACCTTAAAAATAAATGGGACAGATTTTACAAAAACATTTACTCCATCTGGATATACAGTAGCATATATTAAAAGGCTCGGAAGCAATGGCGGACAAATGAAGGACGGGTCATATAGCGAAGATGTATTAGCACTTAAGGCAAAAATTACGGCCACATGTATGCCATTAACGGATAACGCACAAAGCGAATTGCTACAAGCGATACTTCAGACGCAATACCCGACGTTGTACTATTTTGACCCCAAAGAAGGCGATTACAAGTATATAGAAACTATGGCTGAATTAGGAGAGCAAAAGTACAGGGGGCTTGGATCGGGCCAAAAAGAATATTGGACAGGGTTGGTTATAACATTTGAGGAACGATAATGAGCTACAAAATTGTATATGGGGACCGAACGTTCACAGCCAAGGATATCAAGGAGGGACATTGTTTTATCGGCAATTCCATTGCCGGGGACGAGCTCACAATTGATACATTGGATGTGACGGTCAAAAGCTTTGACACGCAGTTCTTCCCGCTGACGGACTCGGACGGATATCTCCTGTGTGATTCAAACGGACACTTCCTTGTAGCCAGGCCCAGACTGGATGATCTGACACAGTATGTCTATAGCGAGCCGGTGTATTACTACCATGACGATGTGCTGATCGGGAAGTTTTTCCTCTCGTCTGTGATGCGGGTGGGGCTGATCCACTATAAGCTCTCCTGCATTTCGGGGGTTGGGCTGCTGGACAATACCCAGCATTACGGCGGCATGTATACGGGACAAGCCTTGTCTGATGTAGTTGCGGATATTATTTCCGGCACGGTAGAGTACAGCATAGACGAGGCATATCAAAGCATCCCGGTCTATAATTGGCTGCCCATCGGTACGCGGAGAGAAAACCTCCACCAGCTTTTGTTTGTGACGGGGCTCGCCCTGAAAAAGGACGCGAACGGAATTATACGGATTACGGCATTAACAGACGGCAACCCAACAGAAATCGGAGAGAGCCGCTTGTTTTCGGGCGGAAGCATTGATTACAATGCCCCCTCCACGGCGGTTTCGGTCGCGGAACACACATATATAGCATTTGCATCAGACGAAACGGTTACGTTGTTCTCGGGTGAAGCGGCAGCGGAAGATATTATTACGCCGAATGGAGCCAAGGTGTCTGGTGTGCTTGTGCCGTTTGATAACCCGATACACGATCTCCAAATCGACAATGGGGAGATTTTAGAGAGCGGCGTAAACTACGCCGTACTGGCACAGAGCTCAGATTGCCTCCTCACTGGTCAAAAGTATACGCACATTGTACGGGAAATTTTACGCGGCGAGGCTGGGGCCAGCAAGGACAACACCGCTACTGTTACGGACGCGACGCTTGTAAATCTGGCAAATTCCGAAAATGTGGCCGAGCGCGTACTTGCTTACTACAGCAAAGCACGCACTGTCTCCAATGATCTCGTGGTCGGTACAGAGCGCCCAGGCGACCCAATAAGCATGGATGACCCGTTTGGAGACCCCATGACGGGCATTATAAAATCCATGGATATCAATATATCCAATTTGCTCAGAGCGCAAACCGAATTTGTGGAGGGGTACACACCCACCGGAATTGGCAATTATTATGAGCATCTCCTTATCATCACCGAAGATGGGACGGTCACAATCCCGGCAGAAGCAAAAGGCAGGGTGCGCCTTGTCCTCATCTCAGGCGGTCAAGGCGGCGCATCCGGCGAAAAAGGCGCAGACGGCACCAATGACAGCAAAAGCGACGGAAACGGCGGTAAGCCTGGTGCGGGTGGTAAGGCTGGTAAGGGCGGTTCCGGAGGCCGCATTTACATTGCCACGATCCCGGTAACTCCGGGACAAACCTTTGCGGTAAAAATTGGGCGAGGCGGAGTCTACGGCTTTTATTCGGAGGACGGATTGGAAGAAGGCTCGTTTGGAGGAGACACCACTTTTGGGGAATACTCCACCGCGAATGGCCGTGCATCTGAGACTGGATTTGTCGAAATGTTCAGCGGGGTCGTATACGGCTTGCCCGGTGATGACGGTGTGGACGGCGGCAACGGCAGTGGAGAGGACGGCGAGGGAGAAAACGTCGTATATAATGGCGTTACATACACACCCGGCGCACAGGGAGAAACCGCGAGATACGAAAGCAGCAGAATGACCGTCGTAGGCATTGGTGGCTATGGCGGCGGTGCAGCAGCAGGCCACAACGGGAAAGACGGCGATTCGGGCTCCGCAACTTATAATGGCGGAGATGGATACGGCACCGGCGGCGACGGCGGCGCGGGTGCGGACGCGGATGCTCCGGCCACTACTCAGCACCGTGGCAGAGGCGGAACGGGTGGCAACGGCGGCGGCGGTGGCGGTGCAGCAGGCGGTGCATCGAATAACAATGTGACAACCAATAAATGGGATGGCGAGAACGGTATCGGCGGTGCGGGAAGCCATGGCGGTACAGGCGGCCTGGGAATTGCTTTTTTGTACTATTGAGGTGGTAGCGTGGCAAGTATTATAAAAAAACTGATCAACGGGATTTTGGGCGACGTGGTACAGCTTGATCACTCCGCCCAAGATATTGATGACTCCATAACCAAAACATCTCAGCTCACAGGGCGTAATCTGCTGGACAATTGGTATTTTGCGGATTCGATCAATCAGAGAGGGCAGACTGAATACAGCCTTGCTTATTCTTATGGCCTTGATAGGTGGATCCAAAATGGGATTACTGTAACCAATACTGGCGATGTTATCGCTATCTCCGGGAGCATCGGAGACGATAAAATTTATCAATTATTAGAAGATACAAGTTTGGCATCAAAAACCCTTGCTGTATCAGTGCTGTATGGCGGAGTGTTGACTACTCTTACTGGCGTACCAAACACTTCCCCGTCAAAGCTTGGCTCTAATTGTGCTCTATATTTAGGTCTTGTGGGCGGGCGTCCGTATTGTCAATTTTCGCCGGCCACCACAGGACAAATCGTTGCCATCAAACTCGAACTCGGCACACAGCAGACCTTAGCGCGCAAAGCTGCAGACGGTACGTGGGCGCTGATCGACCCGCCGCCTAATAAGGCGGAAGAACTGGCGAAGTGTCAGAGGTATTTCTACAGGAGAAAAGGGACTGCTCCCTATTCAAATTATGGCAACGGTTATATCAACTCCGCAAATGGTGCATTTATTTTCGTTAATGTGCCAGAAATGCGAGTTGCGCCAACTGTTACGGCAAGCGGCAATTTTAGATTAAGCACGCCAGGAACAGCAATTTCAGTTACTTCAATTTCTTCTGGCGGGGCATCCACTAATGGGCTTAATAGGATTTCTGCATCTGCTACAAACTCGTTAACATCTAATACGCCGGTAATGCTGCAAGCAAACAATGACGCGTCTACATACATTGACTTTTCCGCAGACCTATAAGGAGGCAACAACATGGAAGGAACAAAATCCAAAGTGTACGTCCTCCTTGACGGGGACAAGATCATCCGCTGCGAGGGCGGGTATACCATGAGCAACATCCAGGACATTGACGCCTGGACGTACATCGACGAGGGCAGCGGCGACCGCTACAACCTGTGCCAAATCCACTACTTTGACGGGGGCTTATACACTGACGATGGCATCACCCGGTATAAGCTGGAGGACGGTCATGCAGCAGCACGTACCGATGAGGAGATCGAGGCGGACCGTGCAGCGCTGCCCAAGCCATGCCCTCCTGACCTTGCGTCTCGCGTGGAAGCACTAGAGGAGATCACCGCAGCAATTGAGAGAGGGCTATCCACATGAGACTAAGAGCAACAGGCCAAACGCTGGAGTTAGTAGAGTCTGAACGACTGGTCTCCGGGTCGGTAGAAAGCTACACGGCAGCATTTGAGTTTGATCCGGCCTGGGATGGATATGCAAAAACAGCGGTGTTTACAGACGATATGGGCCGCAGCGCTGAGATTGCATTGACAGATAATGCATGCACAGTCCCTTGGGAAATCCTTCGGCCGGGCAGGTACATCCATATAGGCATATATGGAGTAAATGGGGACAAGCGATATCCGACGATTTACACAGCGAACGGTCTCAGGGTCTTTGAGGGTGCATTGCCCGCAAACCCATCTCAGCCCCCGAGCCCCACAGAGTATGAGCAGCTATTGAGCATGATCGGAGACACAGCGGCCCTTAAAACCACGGACAAGTCCTCTTTGGTTGCGGCAATCAATGAGATATACCAAGCAGGCGGCGGCGGAAAGTCCGTTACAGATGCTCAGGTAAATGGGGACGGCGACCTTATTATTACTCTGTCAGACGGCACCACCATCAACGCGGGGCATGTAGTGGGCGCGGATGGTGCGCAGGGCCCAGAGGGACCTCAAGGGCCGCCCGGCGCGGAAGGAGAACAGGGACCAGCGGGGCCCAAGGGAGACACCGGGGAGCAAGGCCCGCAGGGGCCCGCAGGTGCGGATGGCGTCGGCCTCCCCACGGTGACCGCAGAGGACAACGGCATGTATGCGGGCGTGGTGGACGGAGCGTGGGGCAAGGTGAGCGCGCCGGGTGGGGGCGGAGAGTGGACAGCGATCCAAACCTTAACGCTTGCTGAAGAGGTTAGGACCGTTTCGGTCAATATGGACTCCTCCGGCACAAGCTTTGCCTGCAAAGAGATTTTAATAAGGCAATTCACAACGTGCTCCGAATCGTCCACACAAAACATGAGCATATATGTAAACAACTCGCCTGTGATCGGAAACATGCCGATGATCAAAAATACCGGGGGCTATGGTCCTGCTGAGATCATGATCAACATTGTTAACGGCAGGGTCAAGGCCGAAGTCATATATGTCGATCGCGTGAAAAGCACGGCGGAATTTGAAACGATTACATTACCCTATAATTATGTGCCGAGTACTGTAAACAGCGGAAAATGGATGACGAATATTCCGTTCCTCGACGCAAGCAGTATAACGTCGATTAAATTAGAATGTACTAATTCTGCGGTTACTTTCGGCATTGGCAGCAAATTTGATATTTACGGGAGGTAATCCATGAGAATCTGCGACAACGGCATCTACCGCGACGCCACAGCAGAAGAGCTCGCAGAGCTGGAGGCCATGGAACAGGCCCAGCCCCCCATCTCGCCCACAGTGACGGAACGGCTCTCCGCGTTGGAGGCGGCCATGCTGGAGCTGATGATGGGAGGGACGGGCGATGGTTGAGTTTATCCGCATTCAGTATCGTCTGGGCCGTCTGACGGCGGAGCAGGTGTGCTTCATGGCCCCGAAGTGGATCACTGCCGATCAGGCGGAAGAGATTATCCATATGTGACAGGCCAACTTGGCCGGAAAGGGAAATTATTATGAAGCATCTGTACGAGTACATCAATGAGATCATGGACATCGCCTCCGTCAATCACGCGGAGCCGCAGAACGCCAAGGATATGTTTTTGGCCAACGTCAGGAACGCCGGGGACCCCACGCTGCCCCACTACAGGGGCGCGGGGAATGTGGACTACGCCGCGCTGGCGGAGGACCTGCCCAGACTGACCCGAGAGGGCGCGGCCCTCGCTCAGGCGGTATTTGACCACTACAGTGAGCTGGTGGAGCTGCGCAGGGCGGGGCGGTACGCCGAGGCGGTGGAGCTGATGCGCGGGGCTGTGGAGGCAGAGTCAAACGGACTTTGCGACGACGATGAGTAAGTACATCGCCTCCATCCCGCGGGGGGACATAGACAGGATACGGATCTACATCAACTCCGGCAAGCTGTCACTCCGGCAGATTGTGGCCCAGGAGGCTCCAGACCTTGCGATCACGGGCAACTTTTGGCTCTACGGCAGCTATCAACCCGCGTGCCCTATCAAGGCAGACGGGAAGGTGCTGGCGACCGACGCATACCACTACCCGGCTCTGATCTGGGATACCGGGCCGGACATCTCCATGGGCATAGTCCCGCCCGGCGGGGCCTGCGGCAAGGCGAACTATATTGCAAATTCTGCCGGACTCTACCAGGGCAAGCCGGAGACCATGTACTGCAAGCCCGATGTCCGGGGGCGTCGTGGCCGGACCGGGTGGGGCATGTGGGGCGGGGCGCTCGCCTTTATCGCCTTCCCGGACGGGGACGGCATGGAGCCGGAGGAGCTGCGGGACTACGTGCAGGGCCTCGGATGGTCTGACTTCATCATGGGCGACGGCGGACGCAAGGTGAACTATTATAACAGGGCCACTGGGGATATGGTGCAGGGCCGTGACCCAAGCCAGAATCTGATTTTGGTCTACAAACGTAAGAGGGCCCCATCCGAGCCCGACGACAGCGATAAGGAGGACAAGCCTATGAGCACAAAATACACCGTCTGTCTTGACCCCGGCCACGGTCCGGACACGGTCAATGGGTCTCCAGACGGGAGTTACAAAGAGAGAGAATTTGCCTGGGATATGTATACCCGCATCCGCCCACTGTTGGAACGGCATGGCGTCAATGTGATCTGCACCAGGACGGATGACACCAAGCCCAGTCTGACCGCCCGTTGCGAGGTGAGCAACAAGGCGGGAGCGGACCTGTTTGTCTCTCTGCACTCCAACGCCGATGGCGGCTCCGGCTGGGGGACGGCGCGGGGGCTGCTGGTCTATACCTCCAGCGGGCCCATGACGGCCAAGCGCAATGTGGCTGCCACTGCCATTGTCAACCGGGCCCATGAGGCGGGGGTATTGCTCCACGGGAGCGGCGTCGCCCACCAGATCGAGTACACGGTGCTGGCAAAGACCGACGCACCCGCCGTGCTCATCGAGTATGGATTCCACACCAACCAGGAGGACATTGGTCTGCTGAAAGACAGCTCCTACCGGGACAAGCTGGCAGAGGCCACGGCAAAGGGCGCGTGCGACTTCCTGGGCATCGCCTGGACGGCTGAGAGTGGCGGGGATGGCACAGATATCCCAGCAGCCGATTGGGCCGCTGAGGCGTGGCAAAAGGCCAAGAGCAATGGTGTCATGGACGGCACCCGGCCTACAGAACCGATTACCCGGCAGGAGCTGGCCCTGGTGCTGGACCGGCTGAATTTGATTTGATGGAGGTACTTACTATGGATATTACTGAGCTCGGCATTGCGGCGCTGCCCGCGATCACTGTCATCTGCCTGCTGGTGGCCCAGGCCGCCAAGGCCACGGCGCTGGACAACAAATGGCTCCCGGTCATCTGCGGTGCGGTGGGCGGTGCGCTGGGTGCGCTGGCGATGCGCATCATGCCGGATTACCCGGCGCAGGATTACATCACCGCCGTTGCAGTTGGCATCGTCTCCGGTCTCGCGGCAACCGGCGTCAATCAGGTTTATAAACAGCTCACCGGAGGTAAGGAGGGCTAAGCAATGGAGTGGACCACAGTAACAGTGATTATCGCCCTTGTGGGCCTTGGGGCGGCAATTATTAAGCCGATTGTATCACTCACGAGGTCCATTACTGAGCTGACAATCCAAGTCAAGGGGCTACGTACCGATATGGATAAGCAGACCGAGCACAACCGAGAAATCCACAAACGCCTGTGGGACCACAATGATGAGCAGGATGACCGGCTGGATGACCACGAGCGGCGGATCGGCTCCCTGGAGCACAAAGCATGAGATAATCCCTGACCTAGCATTTAAGTTGAGATTTGATATCTTTGAAAAGGGAGTGTAAATGTGGGAGCGCACGTTAACATGCCCGAAACCCTGAAAAATCTATTGCGGTCGGAGATTGAACAGGCAATTTACCAGGCGAATCTCGGGAAAACAGACACCGGGATAGCGCAGAGGTATTTGATAGAGCAAATACCTCAAATTGATATCGCAGCAGAATACGGGTGCGAGCGCTCCACAATATCAAGACGACTTCTGCGCATCATTGATAAGGTCGAATCGACTGCCCAAAGGCTAAATTACACATAATTTCACAAAACACGCACACGCCTTCACTGGATTGCCACCCAGTGGAGGCGATTTTTTTGTATAGTAAAGGCAGAGGTGATCCTTATGGGAAACGAGCTGATAACACGGCTTATTAACTGCGGATTCTCCGAGCCAAATGCCAGAGATATCTATTACCGGTATTATATTTGCGGAGATTTTGATGGACTCGAATCCTTTTTGTGCGCAAATGAGAGCATAAAAATAAAAGCAAATGCTCAAATCTCAACTGCGGAGAAAAATGGAGAATGGGAAGATATATCAAATACAATGCAAACCCAGACGGAAAAAATGTAGGGGACTGCACAGTCAGAGCAATTTCTACAGCGCTTGACCAAAGCTGGGAAGAAACCTACATTGGATTAGCTCTCCAGGGGTTTTTGATGGGCGATCTTCCCTCAGCAAATTCTGTATGGGGGGCCTATCTCAGGTCTAAAGGCTTTGTACGCCGTATTGTGCCGGATACTTGCCCAGACTGTTACAACGTGTCTGATTTTGCAGAGGAACATCCGGATGGTACATATATTTTAGCTCTGTCAGGCCATGTGGTATGTGTCAGGGACGGGAACTGGATCGATACATGGGATTCTGGTGGTGGAGTCCCGTTATATTACTGGTGCGAAAGAAAGGATGAATCTTAAATGGCATTTGCTCAACCCTATTTTGGCGGCTATCAGCCTGGGTATTATCAACTCCCTATGCCGGATCAGCTTGCGCAACTGCGGCAGAATCAATTCCAGCCAATCGCGCAGCCCGTAGTACAGCCGCCCCAGATGCAGCAGCCTCCGCAAAATCAGCCCGCATCCAACGGGATTATCTGGTGCCAGGGGGAAGAAGGCGCAAAAGGATTTTTGGTTGCGGCGGGCAATAGCGTGATGTTGATGGACAGCGAGTCCAGCACGTTTTATATCAAGAGCACCGATGCGTCAGGCATGCCACAACCGCTGAGGATCTTCGACTATACCGAGCGCACAGCCACACCTAAAATTGCGACTCCGGCCAATATGCCCCCCAATGTAGAGTTTGCTACAAAAGCGGAGGTTGAGGCCCTGGCGGCTCGTTTAGACGCTCTGACAAGCAAAGATACTGCCAAGCCCGCGAAAAAATCTGCGAAGGAGGATACAGATAATGCCTAATCCGCTCTTTTCTATGCTCGGAGGCAATATGCCCTCTATGCCTGGCCCAATGGGTAATTTTGCACAGATGATGCAGCAGTTTCAGCAATTCCGGGCGAATTTCCAGGGGGACCCGAAAGCAGAGGTGGAAAAACTGCTGCAATCCGGAAAAATGAATCAGAGTCAGCTCAACCAATTGCAGAATATGGCGAGACAATTTCAGCAGCTTATGCCCAAATAAGGCTATAATCGTGGCCACGATTTAATATAGCAACCTTAAAATTATTTTGTAAATGCGAAAGGAGACTACATATGTCTTTGAGTTCTGATGGTACTGTGATGACCATGCCTGTTGCACCCACCAATATGGGCGGAAACGGCTTCGGCGGCTTTGGCGGAGATGGTGCGTGGTGGATTATTATCCTGTTTTTGTTTGTTTTCTGCGGCTGGGGCAACAACGGCTGGGGCGGAAATGGTGGCGGCATGAACGGCGGCGTCGGTTCTGAGGTCCAGCGCGGATTTGACCACTCCTCCGTTGTAACCAAGCTGGACGGCATCACCCAGGGTATTTGTGACAGCACCTATGCCCTTAACAACGCCATCAATACCGGCTTCTCCAATGCGGAACTGTCCCGGTGCAATCAGCAGTCGGCCCTGATGCAGCAGCTCAACAATATGGCTATGCAGGCTCAGAACTGCTGCTGCGAGACCCAACGGGCGATTGACGGCGTGAATTACAACATGGCAACCAATACATGCGCCCTCCAGAACACCATGAACAACAACACCAGGGACATTATTGACAATGCCAATGCCAATTCCAGGGCCATCCTCGATTATCTGTGCCAGGATAAGATTTCTACTCTCCAGGCCGAAAATCAGAGTCTCCGGCTGGCTGCGTCTCAGGCGAACCAGAACGCGGTACTCCAGGCGGCAATGGACGCAAACACTGCGGAGATTCTGCGCCGCACCGCACCTCTGCCTGTCCCGGCTTATCAGGTGGCAAACCCCTATACGGGTGTCTATGGAAGCTGCTGCAATCCCTGCGGCTGCTAAACTGCATAACTGCATCTATTTCGTGACATCACGAAATTGTTCGGCCCCGTGCCGATTTTGAACATAGCGGCGGGGCAATGGCCTCGCCGCTTATTTTAACCGCCTCGAAATCGAGGCATTTAGAAAGGATTGATTTTATGGCTGAGTATACGAATATTGGCCCTGTGACTGTAGCCGCTGGGCAGAATGTGCCCCTTACCGAAACTGCCGTATCTGGGGGAAGCTGTATCGTCCATCGTGAAGGAGCTGGCATTGTGACCCTGCGGGGCCAGACTAACCAGTGCCGGGCACGGTACAAAGTGAGCTTTGGTGGAAACATTGCAATCCCCACCGGCGGGGCCGTGGCTCCGATCTCCATTGCTTTGTCTGTGAGCGGTGAGCCGCTTGCCAGCGCAACTGCAATTGTAACGCCCGCTGCGGTGGAAGACTATTTCAACGTGTTCACGGCAGTCTTTATCGAGGTGCCGCGTGGCTGCTGTGTGACGGTAGCAGTCGAAAATACCAGCACTCAGGCGATCAATGTTGCAAACAGCAATCTGATTGCCGAGCGTGTATGCTAATGGAGAGGAGAGATATTATGAGCATGAGAGCCTTAGAGGACCTACGCGAAATGCTCTGCGACGAGCTGGACGAAATCGCAAAAAAGCAGGAAATGTCCGCAGGCGACCTTGAAACCGTCCATAAACTCACAGACACCATTAAAAACATTGATAAAATCATTATCATGGATGAGGATGGTGGCTATAGTCAGGCCGGAGACTGGGAGATGGAGGGCCGTGGCAATTATGGGCGCGGAAGCAGCTACGCAAGCCGTGGCAAGCATTATGTAAGAGGCCACTACAGCAGAGATGGCGGAGACTATAGCGAGCGCCACCGCGACAGCATGGGCCGTTATAGCCGAAATGGGGCAAAAGAGCACATGATGACGCAGCTGGAAGAGATGGAGCGTAACGCCAGTAATGACAAAGAGCGAGATGCAATCCGCCGTTGTATCAACCAGCTAGAGTCCACCTAAAAAGGAGGCGGCCATATGTTGGACGCCAAAGAAATCGACGTAGCAATCGCCGAACTGGAGTATAAAGACTCCAGCTATAGTAACTACGCAAAGCTGGCAAGCCTCTACACAATCCGGGACCAAATGACCCGGCATGCAGATCGAGGCTATGAGCGGGCCTACTCTGCAGCACCAGCGGCCCTGGAAGAACCCACTCGTGTAATCCGGTACGGCGACAGCGACTTTTTGCGGGCCGTGGAGGGCAAAGACCCTGCGGCGGTGTGGGATATCATGGATGAGTTAATGGACACGCTCAAAGTAGTCAACACAAGAGTGTACAATAGCGTTATGCGGAAAATAGACGCAGTGTAGCAAATTAGCCCCAGAAACTGGGGCTAATTTTATGCGTTATATAATATGATTAAACCGTCCGGTTATTATAGATTATACAACGGTTCAGATTAAATCAAAATCGGCCACTGAATCGTTGGATAGATAGATCTTTTTGACTGTTTTGCGCCAAAAAGATTGTTTGCCGTCCCGTGGCAGGTCATCATACAATTGTCTCCAGTCGCCCCAGAAGCGGGATTTTAATGCCTCGATGTCAATATCCGGGACATCTTCTGGGATTGCCGCCAGCTCATCATTAAGCGCCCTAAACTGCCTTTTATAATCCTGCATCGAAATCAGATCAGATATATAGAGCTCCGACAGCTTGGACAATTTCCGCTGGATCGCGTCTCTTTGGGGCTTGTGCGATATAGCTCTCTGCTCATTGCGGCTAATGATTGATGTCTGTACTTTTGCTTCTATGCGGTCCAGCATGTACGCCTCAATTTTCTCTTCATTGTAATTTTTGTTGTTAGAGCATCCAGTCTTTTTCCTGCTAGAACTGCACCCGTAGTAATGAGTCTCTTTGTGCACTCGTGATACCGAATACCCTCCCAATCGATTACCGCACTTGGGGCAGATTAAGAGCCCGGAAAAGAGATACACCCGGCTTTGTGTCGTCTTCCGGACGATACATCCACGGAGAGAGTTCGCTTTTCTGTATTCATCCGGAGAAATGATGGCGGGTATTGTTATTCCGGCAAATTTCCCCATGTAAGCGGGGTTAGAAAACATGTACCGCGCCGAAGTGTACGATAGCCCAAGCTCCGGATATTCCCTAATTACCTTCGAGATTGATCCAGCTTCCAGGTACATATCAAACGCGGCGCGGACCATAGGCCCGGTCACCGGGTCAATGACCACCGATTTTCCGTCCAATTTGTATCCTTTTGGTACATTACCAGTTATGGGCTCGTTTCTCTCTTTCTTACCCTCAAAAACAAATTTAATCCGTTCGCTGGTCCGGTCCGCTTCGTCCTGAGCGACACTGAGCATGATATTAACTTTAAATCTACCGGAGGCTGTGACCGTTTCGTAGTCCTCTTGTGTAGCTCTCCAAGTAACGTTATGGGCGTCAAGGACACGTTGCACCTCATAATAATCGGAGATATTCCGGAACCACCGGTCCAATTTTATGAACAAGACCATATCAATTTTATCGGATTCAATGTCCGCCAATAAGCGCATAAATTCTGGCCGCTTTGTATATCTTTTACGAGCACTCTTCCCGGCATCTAAATAGCAATCCACAACTTTCATGCCGTGTCCCTTTGCATAATCTCTTAGGTGGGCTTCCTGCTCATCCATGGACAGGCCGTGCCTTGCTTGCTCCTCGGTGCTCACGCGGATATATATAGCTGCTCGCGTCATAAACTTGCTCCCTCCCCCACCTTGCCATAGGTCTCCCTTGCATTTCCGCCGACAATATGATATCCTAGGTTCGGCGCTACCCGCAACGGTAGGCGGTTGGCCCCTCCATCCCGGAGGGGACTTCTTGCCCCCTCCGCCGCAAGAGGGGGTGATGCTTATGCTTACATACTCAGAGCTGTTTCAGTTCTGCCTTGTAGTCATCGGCATTATTGGCCTGTTTTTTCAGGCAAAAAAGAAGTAACCGCCCAGCCTCCAAGCAAGCGGTTACTTCTGTAACACTGTAAGGGGCCAACCGTCTGCCGGTAGCGCCCTCTCTCTATCCCAAGTATAGCCGCCCTACGCCAAATTGTCAAGGCCCCGTTCCGGCCAACACCGGGGAG